ACGACGCTGGAACGACCGATGCCCCCGGCGGAGTTGACTGACGAGCAGGTTTGCGAGTGGAAGGACCTCACTTCGGCTGAACCAGCCGACAAGTTTCCACGCCCCAAATGGGGTGCTCTGGTTCAGTTTTGCCGTTCGCGGGTGGCGGCAAGGCGGGTGGCCCAGCTAATCGAGGCCGAGGAGGAATCTGGCGAGGGGCTTGACCTCGACCGATACGACAAACTGCTCAAGATGCAGGAGCGTGAGAGCCGCATTCTGGCCTCTCTCGGCGTCCGGCTGGAGTTACTTTCTTCGACGGGCAATGGGAAGGGCACGAGCGGGGGTGTCAGCCGCCCGTGGGACACCACCAATTAAGGATCGCGCCGGTCGCAACATCGCGTGGATCGAGAGGTACTGTCGGGTTCCAGACGGACGTGACGTTGGGAAGCCGGTTCGTCTTCGGGAGTGGCAGCGGGATATCCTTCGGGGGGTTTACAACCAACCGACGCGCCGCGCGATCATATCGGTTGGGCGGAAGAACGCGAAAACAGCCACCTCGGCGTTTCTACTTTTGCTCCACCTGTGCGGGCCGGAGGCTAGGCCCAACTCGGAGTTGTATTCCTCGGCCCTGAGCCGGGATCAGGCTGCCATCCTGTTTCGTCTGGCGGCCAAGGTGGTCCGACTGTCCACGGACCTTGCGAGCGTGGTTACGATCCGGGACACGGTGAAGCAACTGTACTGTCAAGAGCTGGGTACGCTCTACACAGCTTTGTCTGCTGACGCCTCGACCAATTTCGGCCTGTCGCCTGTTTTCACGGTCCATGACGAATTAGGGCAGGTGAAGGGGCCGCGTCACAGTCTGTATGAGGCCCTAGAAACTGCGACCGGCGCGCAGGAGAACCCGCTGTCGATAGTCATTTCGACGCAGGCCCCGACAGACGCTGATCTGCTGTCCGTCTTGATTGACGATGCGAAGGAGGAACACGACCCGAAGACACGACTATTCTTGTGGACCGCCGATAACGACGCCGACCCGTTTCTGGAGGAGACGATTCGGCAGGCCAATCCTGCCTTTGGCGACTTCCAGAACGCTGAAGAAGTCTTGGCTATGGCGGAAGACGCGCGCCGGATGCCCTCGCGCGAGGCTGAGTATCGAAACCTGATTCTCAACCAGCGGGTGGAGGCGTCCAGCCCGTTCGTCACGAAATCGGTTTGGCTAGAAAACGGTGGCGATGCCGCCGAATTGGATGGCACCGTATACGGTGGCCTCGATCTATCGGAGACGAATGACCTGACAGCCCTTGTGCTGGTGTCGCCGGTCAAGGGGGTGCTGCACGTCGAGTCAACGTTCTGGCTGCCGGAAGATGGTTTGGCGGAACGGTCGCGTAGGGATCGCGTTCCGTATGATGTCTGGGCGAAGGACGGCCACATCAAGACCACACCGGGTCGTTCAGTTGAGTATGAATATGTGGCGCGATATCTAGTAGATACCGTGTTCGAGGGGAATACCGTCCGCAAGATCGGGTTCGACCGCTACAACATGAGGCATCTGCGACCGTGGTTGGTGAAGTCCGGGTTATCGGAATCGTTCATTGATGATCGGTTTGAAGACTTCGGGCAGGGGTTCGTATCAATGTCCCCGGCCCTGCGTTTCTTGGAGTCTCTTCTTCTGAACGCAAGAGTGCGGCATAGCAACCACCCTGTGCTGACCATGTGTGCCGCGAACGCGGTAGTGAAGCGGGATGAAGCTGGCAACCGGAAGCTCGACAAGAAGAAGTCGCGCGGACGGATTGACGGCATGGTGGCGCTCGCAATGGCGGGCAGCTTGGCCGAGGCCGATCTACATGCTGCCAAGGTGTATCCGGTGGATGTGAGCAAGATTCTTGAGGACGTACACTGATGGCCGAACTAGGTGTCCCCGTTGATGGGAATCCACTGAGAGAGGCAGATCGTAACGAATCGCGTCCTCGAAGGAACAGAAATTGGCTGGAGTATCTTCTTGGTCCCCATTTTGGTGCTGGTATATCGAACGTCTTGAGGGGCGCTGCGGAGTTCTCAATCGGCGCTGATGTGCGTGAGTACCGCACAGCGGTCGGGCGGGCTGTCACCGAGGCGCGTGCTGGTCGGTTCGGGCAAGCCGCTGGTCACGCTGGTTTGGCCGCCGCTACGATCCCGATGCTGTTCATGCCGGGCACAACCGCGAGCGTGAAGAAGGGTACCGACCTCGCAATGGACGAAGCCTCCCGCATGGCAAGGGCACGGGAGATGGGGTTTGATGAGACCATCCGCTATCACCAAACAAATCCAGCCGCAAAAAGGGAAATTCTTGAGGGTGGATTTGACCCGTCGGTTGTTGGGGCAAGATGGTCCGACTGGCTGATGCCGGATGGCATTTTTATGAAGTCGTCGAAAAAACGCATACCCGGATTGGGCGGTGGCACTCAAATGCCATTGATGACACGCGCCACAAAGACCAAGGATTTTGCTGACAGGGCGTCCATGGAGTCATTCTTAAAAAAAGATAAGGAGTGGGCCTCGCTCAAGCAACAACTAGACGGGCTCGAGTCTGATTTCGTGAAAATGGGAGACGTGATTGACTCTGGGGAAATGTCCCCGCGCGAGTTGATGAAAGATGTTTTTGACGTTGATTACACCGACGATGACCCTCTCGGTGCCATTGACAACCTTATAAACAACGTCAGGGCTACGGTTGCGGCAAGGATGCGGTTTCGTTCGCGGGAGTTTCTCAAGGAAAAGGGGTACGATTCCGTACATATCGCCAGTGACGTTGGGTCTGCCGGTGTGACTGATACCTTTATCGTGTTTGACGAGCGGATGGCACGCTCCCCCGACGCCACGTTCGACCCCTCTAAACGCGCAAGTTCTGACCTCCTAGCCTTCAACGACACGGCTCGTGGTAATCCGCTCTCTAACGCAGCGGCTAGGAGAGCATAGATGGCCGAACCAGGTGTTCCCATTGATGGGAATCCACTGAGACAGACCAATCGTAATGGACAGCATCCTTGGAGAGTTGAGAATCCCCTGAGACAAGCTGATCGTAATGAACCGCCCGTCCAGAGGAACTGGCTTCAGTATTTGTTTGGCTTTAGCCCCGCTGAAACCAATAACCCCTTGAGGACTACTGTACGTGGGCATCTGGATGGTGTTCCGCCGCCGGTAGACTGGCGACGCCCGGAGTGGCTGCAACCTGATCCGCCGGGCACTTATCGAGGGTTTATTCTGCCGTTCACCTCGTCCGACGGTCGAGGGCTCTTAGGGAGCCAGGGTGAGCGCAACCTTGCGATCCCCGGCTTGGCTAGGGACTTTCTCGGTGGTCTCTGGGACTTGGGGCAGGGTCCGAGGACAGGAGCAATATCGGGGGACGCATTGATGTCTCTCATGGATGTATCGGGCGCTGGGGTGGCGTCGCGTGCGGCACGACCGATGGCGGGGGCGGCATTTACAGCGGGCGCGCTTGGCGCTGGACCGGGCAGGGGGGCAGGCAGGCAAGCGGCTACGGAGGTCGCCCCTACGTTCTACTCTCAACTGACGCGCTCGATGGAGGGCGTCCAGCGCAAGTCTGGCACCGCCCAACAGTGGCAGGCGGAACTTAGGAAGTCGGGGGCGAAGAAGGCCGAGATCGAATGGTCCGGCGTCAACGAATGGCTTGCCGATCAGAAAGGCCCTGTCTCAAGGGAGCAGGTAGTTAATTTCCTGCGACGGAATGAGATCAAAGTCGAGGAAGTAGTGTTGGGGTCGCCCAATTATCGCTACCGGACTGTTGATGAATATCAGAACGCCATCAATGAGGCTGAACGTGGGGGTGACTTCAAACTTGCAGAGGATTTGACGCTGGAACAGGAGGCGCTTGGTGGCGTACCGCCCGGCGGTGGCGCAGCCCACTCTGACCCCAAACTCCAACTCCCCGGAGGAGAGAACTACCGGGAACTGATGCTTACGATGCCGGTACCAGAGTTAGGGGCCGCATTTGCTCGGCGCTTGGCGGAAGTCGCCGAGGTTCATGGTCGGGTAGATGACCCGGATAATTTTGTTGACTACGCAACGCCGACAGAAATTAAGGAACTGAGGAGTTTGGGTAGGTACGGTGGTGAACTCTCCACAGAAGAGGTGTTCACCAGAGGTCACGCAGGCGACCCACCCAACACTGTAGTCCGTGTCCGCTTCAACGAACGTGACGTAGACGGCCAGCGTGTTCTGTTCTTGGAGGAGGTGCAGAGCGACTGGGGTCAGGCGGGACGGCGTGAGGGGTTTGGGGACGAAGTTCCCGACATGCCTTTCAAAGACCTTCTCAGCGCCGAGCTTGTCATGAAGCGAATGATCCGCTGGGCAGCAGAAAACGACTTTGACCGTATCGCATGGACTACCGGGAAGCAGCAGGCGGATCGGTACAGCTTGGTGCGTCAGGTGGACGAGGTGAAGGCCACTCAGCAGCGCGGCGTTGGAGCAGCGGAGTTCCTTGACGAAGGTGATGGGACTTGGCGAGCGGTCGGCCCCGACAATCAGAATTGGGGTGTCTACGAGAGCAAGGCTGACGCAATCGCTGCGGTCACCGCAAGTCATCCCGATCTTCCTAGCGGAGTTTGGCGATTGGAGGTTTCCACTAGCCACGGACCGAAGAATGTGATCGTGCAGGAGTCAGAACTTGCCGAGCGCATCGGCGAAGACCTTGCCAAGCGTATCATTGATGAAGGCGGCGGCACCTATTCTGGTCTCGACCTAGAGATTGGCGGTGAATGGGCGCAGCGTCTCTATGACGAATCCTTGGTCAACTTCGCCCGCAAGTACGGGAAGAAGTGGGGCGCGGAGGTGGGTAGTGGCTTGGAGATAAATGAAGGCGGCTGGGGAATGGTAAATAGCCGTGGCACTCAAGTGGGTGACGATGTGTGGAACACGGCAGACGATGCCGCTATAGCGTTGCGCCAAAGTGGGATGGAGGCTAGCAATACTGTTGCTTGGATTCCTGCTGATACCGTCCACTACATGACCATCACTCCTGAAATGCGCGGTGATGTTTTGGGTCAAGGCCAGCGGCTTATGTCTGGCGGTGTTCCGGTTGTGCCGTACCACCATGATCGAGATAGCGAGAAGCCCGTCAATCCTCTGCGGGATATTAACACTATGGCGTGGTAGTTGAGCGTCGAGCCGTCTCTAGTAGAGATTGCCGATGCCAGTTGGCCGCATATCGTGGGCCTTCATGCCGTCGATGATGGCACGATGGCCGCCGTATGGCTGACGCACGACACTGGTACTGACGTTGTGCATCTGTATGACGCGGTGCGGTTTGACCGGGAGATACTGCTGGTGATCGCTGATGCGCTGACGAAACGCGGCGATTGGAAGCCCATCTCGTGGCACAAGGACGCTGAAAGCATTTCGGAACGTCTCTACGAGCGCGGGGTGAACCTGCTGCCGGATGCTGTTCCTTCTGACGGCGCTGTCGCGGAAGTCGTTTCCCGCGAGATCGAAGAACGAATGCGTACTGGCCGCTTCAAGGTCGGCAAGCATCTCGACGCTTGGGTGGAGGAGTTCGCTTCATTCACCCGGCAGGACCGCAAGGTGCCGCTCGACGGGTTCCCGTTGATGGCGGCGACGAGACACGCCATGACGGCACTGGAGCAGGCTGAACACGCACCACAGACGGGTGCGGGCGAGGATCGGGACATGGATCATGGTCGCAATGCAACCACGGGGTATTAGGTGAGCATCGAAGAAGAAGACGACGGCGTTATCAGCACGGACGATTTTGAAGCTGCCCAAGAAGGTGGTGGTGTGCCTGACGAGGCAGAATCGCGTGCGAACGGCGTCGCGCAGTTAATGTCGTACCTCGACTATCACAACATCGCCGAGGAACTCGATGACACTCTGCTTTCCGAAATCGGTGAGCGTGTGGTGCGCGAGTATGAGATTGACGAGGAGAGCCGCAGAGGCTGGCTGACTTCTATGGAGTCAGCGATGAAGCTGGCGCGGCAGGTCGTGGAGAAGAAGAACACGCCGTGGCCCAACAGCGCGAACGTCAAATATCCTCTGATTACCACCGCAAGCATCCAGTTCGCGGCGCGTGCGTACCCGGCGGTGGTCCCCGGCATGAATGTGGTCAAGGGCAAGGTAGTGGGCTCCGACCAGGGAGTTCCAAAGGTTGGTCCAGACGGAGTCCCGCTCCTGCAACTCCAAACCGGGGAGGTTGTTCCTGCCAACATGGCACCGCCGGACGTTCCCGCCGGGCCAGTATGGGAGGTGCCTCCGGGAGCAAAGCGCGAACGAGCAGGCCGTGTTGCGCGGCATATGAGCTATCAGTTGACCGAGGAAATGGAAGAGTGGGAGGAGGATACGGACAAGCTGCTTCACACTCTCCCCATCGTCGGGTGCGTCTTCCGTAAGACTTGGTACGATCAGCTTCTGCGCCGGAACCGCTCGCTGATGATTCTTGGCAAAGACCTCGTTGTGAATAACGGGGCGAAGTCGCTGGAAACCGCGCCTCGGATCACGCACATTTTCGAGTTGTATCCGTACCAAATAGAGGAACGGATGCGCTCTGGCCTATACACCCAGATGGAGTTCGGCCCGCCTTCGGAGGCTGGTGAGGACGAAGACGCTCCTCACACCTTCCTTGAGCAGAAGCGCAAGTGGGATTTGGACGGCGATGGCTACCCCGAGCCGTACATCATCACTGTTCACAAGGAAGAGCAGACTATCGTAAGCATCGTCGCGTGCTTCGATGAGGAGGGAGTCGAGATAAATCGGGAGACTGGCGAGATCGTGAAGATCGACCCAGTTCAGTACTACACCAAGTATTCGTTCATTCCCGATCCTGGTGGTGGGTTCTACGACATCGGATTCGGGCTGCTGTTGGGACCGATCAACGATACGGTTAACTCTATTTTGAACGCCCTGCTGGACGCCGCGCATCTCCAGAATACTGGAGGCGGCTTTGTACGCGGAGGATTCAAGGTTTCCGGGCAATCGCGCGGCAAGATTCGTATCAAACCGGGTGAGTGGGTAACAGCCAGTGCCGGTATAGGTTCCAGTCTGCGCTTTCCCTCTCC